ATGCCTAACCCACTCACCCCTGGCCAGCTGGCTTACGAGGCCTTTTGGCGTGTGCTGGCCCCGCGCTATGGCGAGTTGCAGACGCCCTACGGGGGGATCACCGCCCTCCAGGTCGAGGCCTGGGAGGCTGCCGCGCAGGCCGTGCTGGCGATGCATGAGGAGGACGCCGATGCCTGATACCTCCACGCCCGGCCAGGTTGCCTATAAGGACCGCTGGTGCCAGGTTATGCGCACGCAGCGCCCTGCAAGACGCAAGACTGATATTTTTGAGGTGGTCACGCACGACGGCCTGGTGCTCGCAGAAATCCGCTGGTACGCCCGCTGGCGGAAGTACGCGCTCTTTACCAGGTCCAACACCGTGTGGGAAGAGGCCTGCTTGACAGAGGTAAGTGCGTGGCTGATAGAGGAAACAGCCCGCCATCGGCAGAAAGCCTGAGCCCCCCCCCGCCTGGCGCATGCCGGACACCAGGCGGGTCGATGCACTGGCTGCCACGCCGACGAGGCGCAGCGGGGGGTATGGTAGCATACCGAGGCACGAGGAGCGAGAGGAGAACCGCGTGCATAAGGAGACCCCATGCAGTTGCTTGATCTTTTTGCAGGGGCAGGTGGGGCAGCCGCAGGCTACATGCAGGCAGGGTTCGTCGTGACCGGCATCGACCATCTGCCCCAACCGCGCTATCCCGGGCATGCATTCGTCCAGGCTGATGCCCTGGCCTACCTGGCACAGCATGGGAGGAAGTACGATTGTATCCACGCCAGCCCCCCCTGCCAGCGCTATGCGAACGTCACGCGCTGGCGTGGCACCCCGCAGACACACCCGGACCTGCTCCCTGCCACCAGGGCGCTCCTTGATGACACCGGCGTCCCCTGGGTCATTGAGAATGTGCCAGGAGCACCGATGCGCTGCGACGTGCAACTCTGTGGTTCGCAGTTCGGGCTGCGGGTGCAGCGCCACCGCTGGTTTATGCTGTCGCTGCCCCTCTTTGCCCTGTTGCCACCCTGTCAGCACCGGGGGTTGCTCCCCTTCATGCACAAAGGCGAACGGGCCTATGCCGACGCGATGGGCTGTCAGTGGATGAATAAGACGGAAGCACGGCAGTCTATTCCGCCGGCGTATACGGCCTGGCTTGGATACCAACTGCGCTCGCACCTGGAGATGCCCCTATGCTAACCCGCACCCACACTGCCCTGCTCGCCCTGCTCGTCCTCGTCGTGCTCGCCACGCTGCTCCTGCGGCCCACGCCCCGCACCGCGCCCCTGGTCTTGTATGCCTCGCCCACGGGCACAGGTACCGCGTGCAGCGAGACCGCGCCCTGCCGGGTGGCGGACGCCTGGCCGCGCATGCAGCCAGGGGCGACGCTCCTCTTGCGCGATGGCACGTATAAGCGCTCGCAAGGGGGAGCCATAGACCCGCCAGATACCCTGGCTGGCACCGCCGACAAGCCCATCACGGTCAAAGCGCTCAACGACGGCCAGGTAACTATAGACGCGGAGCATACGGGCTTCGCCGTGTTCCTGCAAACCGGCAACGACTGGTGGCGCGTGGAGGGCGTAAACGGCACCAATGGCACAGAAGCGATCTTCCGCTCCCGCGCCAACCATGTGCGCTTCGTGCGGGTGATCGCCTACGAGGGCACCAGTGGCGAGGCCGACAGCCTGGGCATCAGTATGAGTGGCCCGGGCATCGACCAGGTGTGCATCGACTGTGCCGCCTGGGGCACGAACATGCGCAAGCTGTTCGAGTTCAGCCAGTCGCAAGCGCCGAACCAGGACATGCAGGGGAGTGGCTGCCGCCGCTGCTGGGGGGAATGGAACGACCACCCGGAGGGCGTGAGTAAGCCGAACAACGTGTATCAGGGTGGCTATCGCTCGCGGGGGCAGATCTGGGAAAACGTCATCGGGACATGGCGCGAAACGGGCACGGTGGGCGATGCCGAGGGCATCTTTCGCATGTTCTACGGCTGCCAGGAGACGGACATGCGCGCCAATCTCACGCTCCTCGGGAGCCTGTTCTATCTGTCAAACGGCGCGGGCGCGCGTCTGGGGCAACTCGCGACGGCAGACTGTGGTTCACAGATGACGTTCCGCGATGTCGTCGCCCTGGTCGGCAGTGACCATACGACCGTCAAGCCGTTTCTGTTTCGCAGCAGTAGCGGCTCGCTCACGCCGGAGCAAGACAACGTGTGCGAGCGCTGCGTGGGCGTCTCAAGCACGCCGAGCGTCAACCAGGAGGGCTCAGGGTGGACGATGCCAGGGTTCAGGGAGGGACGCTCGCTGGCCGAGGCGATGGGCGGGGCCAATGTGTATACCGCCCTCCCGGGGCTGTGTTACCAGGTAGAAGCGGGCGTGCTGACGAATAAGCCGAATTGGCCATGGCCAATGGAACACAGAATCCGTCAGGCACGGATCGCCAGCGGGGCGCCAGAGGTCAGTGTCACTGGCGTTGTCGAAAGCCTGCTGGGGGTGATCCCAGACCACTGCCGCAGTGACCGCCAGCCTGTCCCGCCGCAGCCGCCACAGCCAGGGGCGATGACGTGTACTGGTACGGTACCCAGTGTGCCTGGAGCCGTGACGCTGACCTGCCAGCCACAGGAGGGCACGCGATGATTGACTGCACCATTTGCGGGCTCACGGCCCACGGCACGGACGACATCTGCACGGATTGCTGGTATAAGAATTTCAGCGGGGCGCAGTATGACACACGCCAGCCATCCCCGCTTATTGTGGCGATACGCACGGCGCAGGAGGACCCTGCGCCCGTAGGCGACGCGTACAAGACCGTCGTGGTCTGTCGTGTGGGCCGCAGGACGATGGTCAGGGCCACGGCCAGCAGCAAGATCAGCGCGAGCGTAAACAGGATTTCTGTGCGAGAGGGAGGCATCGGCGCTCCTTATGGCGTGCGCTCGCCGTGCACAAAACACTTGACATGATTGACATATCCTCTTAGCATGTGCTAGCATTGGTTATCTTTGGTTAGCACATACATGGAGGAACAATGGAGCAACTAGAAGTCAGCATCAATCAAGTCAGGGTCTATCATCACCTGAAAACGTTGAACACATGGCAGACGAACAAAGAGATTTCTGCTGCACTAGGTATGTCGCTACGCAATGCCAGTCTCCACACCCATCGGCTCGTTGGCATGGGCATTTGCGATCAAGTCGAGGTGTTCCCTGGGCACCGCTACCGTTTGTCGGACAAGGCGAGCAAGCGTAACCTCGCCTATCTTCGCCGCTTAGAGCAAGCAATGGAAGTTTTTGCGGGGCAACTGTAGGCTTACTGCTGGTGCTCCCGCAATCGGAGCACCAGTTCCACCTGTTCTTTCATGCAGCCCTGCAAACGCTCGACCAACTGATGATTTCTGACCACAGACCTTTCAAGCGCCCCAATCAAAAACCACACGATGCTTCCACCGATCAGTAAGAAAGCCAGCGCCAGCACGCCGCCCCCGCGCTCCATCAGGGGGTAGAGCACGCCAAGCCAGCCGCGGGCGGACTCGGGGCCGGGGAGGGCCATGGTGCCCGCCTTTCGTGCTAGAGGAAGCGGGCTGCCATCTGGTTCAGCGCCGCCTGCGCATTGGTCAGGCTTGTCAGTATCCCACTCATGGCAAACAGGGCATCATCCACCGTGGTCTTCTGCAACCCGCTCAGTTCGGGCAGTTCATCGAGTTCCGCCTGGGTCAAGGTCGAGCCGACGCCGGTGCCCGCGGCGTTGTAGATCTCGTTCAGGCTGGCGAGCTTCGGTTGGATGTCGGCCAGCAGTTGCTTGGAGATCGCAAAGCTCTTGCTCAAGGTATCATGTTCCAACGTGGAGAGCGGCATGGTCGTGCCTCCTAGAGACCGAGTTGTTCTTCCAACGTACTCACCCGCTGCGTCAGCACCTGCACCTGCTGCGCCAGCTCCTGACAGACCGCCGTGAGCCACGGCACTAAGCGCGAGTGATCCACCTGTTGTGGTTTCACCGAGCCATCGGGGTTGACCTCGTCTGGCAGGCCACTGACAGCCTCGGGAATCGTCGCCTGTAATTCATGCGCGAGGAAGCCATGCCCCACGCTGTCATCCGCGTTCCATCTGAACGCCACGGGACGCAGCGCGGCGAGCACGGCGAGCGAGCCGCTGAGCGGGGCGATGGCGTGTTTGAGGCGGGCATCGGATGAGGTGTTGAAGCTTGTCGCGGCGGCGGTGCTCTGAATGCTGCCAACAATCGTCCCAGCAACGTTGAGGAACATGACCTCATTCGTCCCCGCATCGCTGCCAGTCGGCTGAAAGACGAGGCCATGCACGCTGGCTTTATTGCGCACCATGTAGAGGTGATAACTGGCACTCGGCGCCGTCCCAATCCCCAGCGTCCCCGTGATGCGCGCCTGGCCGGTCACATCGAGCGGGTAGCTCGGGGTGAAAGTGCCCAGGCCGACGTTGCCAATAAAGGTGTTTTGCGCCGTCCCGTCAGCCAACACGTTATATTTACTCGCGCCGACAGTGACGAGACTGCGCAATGCCACCTGCGCACTGGCCCCCGCATCGTCCACCCGAACGGCCCCACCAGCCGCCGCCAGCAGCGCAATCGTGCCCCCCGTAATCGCCACCGCATTGGCGTTCTGCGTCGCCATGGTGCCCAGCGTCACGGTATCGGCCGGCACCTGCATATCGTCGATCGGCTCAAAGGTGTAACCCGGCTTGGTGAACGTGAGATCATAATGGCCGGGATTCACGTAGAACTTGAACGAGCCGTACTGCGCATCGCTGGTCATGGGATTGCTGAGGGGCACGGTCCCCGCGTCATCGTTGTAGAGAGACGCCAGCACGGCTGTGCCATGGTTAAAGACGCTACATAGTACTTGTGGTACTATATTTCCGTTTTGATCTTGGCAAACTTTATAGAATTTTGGAAGAGCCATGGTAGTTTATCCAGTCATAGGGTATACTTAGAGTATACTTGCAGCCGTGAGGCTAGGGATTGCAACCCGATAAGCGCGTTTCCGGCGCGTTGCCTCACACACAACCGGACCCATCGACGGAGGATGGACCCATGCCATACAAAGACCCTGCGGCTCGACGTGCGCAGCAAAAAGCCTTTCGTCAAGCACATCCTGAACTCTGCCATGCCCGTGATGCTGCCTCGCGTCAAAAGAATGCCGCACAGATCAAGGAAACGCGCAAACGCTTTAAGCAACGCCATAAGGCAGCGATTCTGGCCTATAATCGTGCGTATCGTCAGGCCCATCCAGAGATTACTCACGCCAGGAATCAACGTTACTATACTGCACATCTTGAAGAAGATAAGGTGCGCCAACAGCGCAATCGTCTCAACCGCCGTGAGCAAAACAATGCCTACAACAAAGCCTACTATCAGGCACACCCTGACCTGCATGTGGTGTATGCCAACCGTCGTCGTGCACGCATGCATGGTGCCGATGCCACACTGACCCACGAGCAATGGCTGCTCATCCAGGCCCACCAGGACCACCGATGCGCGTACTGCGGCAAGCGCTGTAAGGGCAAATTAACCCAGGACCACATTTTGGCCCTCTCCAAAGGCGGTGCCCACACGCTGCACAATGTCATCGGGGCCTGCAAGTCGTGCAATAACCGGAAGTACACTGGCCCGCCCCCGATTCCCGTACAGCCGTTGCTGTTGTAGAATTTTGGTAAGGCCATAGCGATACTTTCTACTCAAGTTTTGTTCCCACCGTGTCGATAAGTTATGGTAGAATGTCTTGCCGTTGGGGCAGCGGAAGTCATGAGCCGCGTGGGTGCTCCTTACGGCAACCACCCCAACACCCTCACACCTGTAAGGAGGTTGTGATGAGTCTGATCAATAGCGAAACCTACTTTGCCCTGCTGGCTGCCGGCACGCCCGAGCCTGACGCCCGGGCGGCAGCGACCGTGATCGCCACCGGGGAAACCCGGATGCTCTCCTTGACCGAACGCCTCGACAGTTTGCGCACCCATATGACCATCATCCAGTGGGTACTCGGCATCGGCTTTGCCGCCGTCGTGGCCCTCAACATCCTCCAGGCCAACTGGATGTGGCAGGTCCTGCAACGCCTGCCCGTGCGCTAGGAGGCTGCCATGCTCGATCAACTTTTCTCCCTTATAGGCGTCTGGGCTGTGACCTGGTACGGCTTCCGTCTCGTCTTCAGCGTCTTCGGCGTGGTCTTCCGGTGGACCTCTCCACCCCTCGAGCGCCTGGACCTGTGGCTCAAGAGCAAGGCTAGGCAGTCGCACCGTCCTCTCCGACCAGAGCCGCCCTTGCGGGGGTATTCCGGCTACGATAGCCGCACCCGTTAAGGCTGCTGCCGTTCGTCAGGCGTCGGATACCCTGGAAAGCCCGTGGCCCGCGTACTGACCCGTTGCGCAAGGTCCACGGCGGGCGGTCCCAGGTTCGCCCGTGCCGTCTGTCCACCGAACTGCGTGAGGAGCTGCATCACGTTCAGCGTGCCGGTCTCCGCGTACATCTGCCGGATGGCACTCCGCCCCGCTGGCGTCATCATCAGCTTCGAGAGGACGACCGAGCCGGCCCCCACCGCCACGCCGGTCGTCTGCGGATCAAGGATCTCACTCCCTGCGACCGCATTGATCCCTTTGGCCGCTAAATAGCCGGCCCCACCCCGCGCCAGCACGCCTCCAGAGCCAAAGGTGGAGCCCGGGGGAGGCAACAGCTTGACGTTGCGCCGGTTCATATCATCCAGCAGGTCCATGAGGTCCGCGCGTTCCTCGGGATGCTCCGCGAGAAATTGACTCAGGAGCGTCTGCTGTTCTGTTCGTGGCCGCTCTAAGGTCTTTTTGATGCCGCCAAAATCCACTCGGCGCAGGAGATCGCCTTCGCGCTCCTTCGAGGTGGCTCCTTCCACGAGATCGTGCAAATCGTCGGCGGAAAACATCCGCCTCGACTGGCTAATGCCATTGCGCAGGGCCAGGGCCGCATCCCCGCCGACCTGGTCAGCAGCCGCCTCCAGGTCCGTCAGGACCGAGCCATAGAGCGCCCGTAACGCCTGCTGTTCTTCGGTATCCTTGGTGACGTTGATTCTGGCGCCGAGGCGTCGCCGCCAGGCGTCCAGTTGCGCGAGGGGCGGGCCGCCTTGCGAGGCCGTATTCGCCAGCATGCCCTGGAGTTCCGTGCTGCTATCGCGTACACTCGCGAATTGCCACGCGCGCGGTTGCTCGGCTTCTCCCGCGATCAGGGTATTGAGCATGGTCCTGGTCTCTGGCATGGCCACGCGCACACCAGACTGGCGCGCCGAGGCAAACAGGTCGTCAATACCCTCCTGCGTCAGGCCCTGGCGCATGCCAGTGGATAACCCGCGCGCTTCCTCAAGCAGTCCCGTCGCCCGTGCGGCCGGCACCCCAGGGATGACGCTCGTCACGGCCCGCGCCCCTCGACGTGTCGCCCCAGGACTCACGGCCGACAGGGCCAGGCCTGAGAGCGAGGGTTCCTCAACACCCGTCAGCATGTTGATGCCCGTGCCCACGACTGAGCCAATGCTTTCCCTGGCCTGCGGCGGGAGAGCGTTCAGCCCGGGTACGGCCCCACCCCCATAGTTGAAGGCCGCGCCGAGGGTGGTGGGCAAAATGGCGGGTTTGGCCACGTCCCAGGTGGCTGGGGCGACCTTCTCCACGGCCCAATCGAACACCGGCGCGAGCATGGGGGTCTCGGTCTTCTTCGGCGGCCCTGGGGGGATATACACCGTGGCGTCTGGAGGCGAGGGCTTCGGGGGGGCGATCACCGGGTTCTCGCCAGGCCCAGGGCGCGGGACATCAGGGCCAAGCAGGGTCCCCTCACCCCGCAACGCCTTGGCCGTGGCTTCCTTCGGGTCTGTCGCCTCCACGCGCCAGGTGCCTAGCGGGTTATTCTGTGCATCCCTCAGCGGTACATCCATGATAGGCATACCGACTCCTTACGGCTGCACGATGGTCACGGGGCCGCCCAGCTTGGCGCCAGGCGGGGGTTTCGTGACGGTCGTCGTCGCAGACGTCCTCGTGGCCTTCGGCGGCTCCTCCCCACGCTCGTAGGCGTCAATGGCGTCGCGGACTTCTTTCGGCAGCGAGCCATAGACCGCCTTGCCGCCGGCCAACGGCCGCGCCGAGGCGCCTGCCGTCACCAGTTCATCCACCACCGTTTCTTTAATGTTCGCGAGATTCTGGACGAAGAGCGAAAACGCCTGGTTGATGTTCGGCAAGGAGCCCATAAAGGCACCCATGGCCCGTTCCAACTCGTTGCCCGTCACGGACCCGCCGGAGCGCTCCCGGATGACGAGGTCGCGCATATTGGCCAGTGCAGCGAGAAAGCGATTGGCGTTCGGGTCATTTTTCGCCGCCGCCTTGAGCTTGGTCTCCCATTGCTCGAGAATGCCCGTGGCGCCTTTGGGGTCGGCCTGGAGTGCTGCACGAATCCCCGGGGCATCCTGCGCGACCTGATTCACAAAGTCCTCCGGCAGGTCCGTGCCTTCGCGGAAATATTGTTCGACCTTGCCGATGGAGCGGTAGATAGACTTATTGGCCGCCAGCGACTTTTGCGCCGTCTCGGGGATCGGCGTGAGTGCCCGCGCCTCGCGCGCCTTCTCCAGTTCCCCTGGTTGCAGCACCTGTTGCTTCTCCAGCGCCCGTTGCGGTTCGCCGGCCTGCTCCCGCGCCTTGATCTGCCGATCTTCCAGCCGGTCGTGTTGGTCTTGGAGGATCTTCAGGTCCGCGCGCATGTTATCGGCCACTTTATTCGCACGCTCCGACGACAGGCCTGAGAGCTGCTGGATTTGCCCCCGCTTGGCGGCAATCGCCTGCTTCAGGCGCGTCAGGTCCGCACTGTCCGCCGCAGACGGGGCGGGCGTCGTGGGGGCTGGTGCGCCAGGACCCGCGACCTGCATACGGGTATCAGGCGCGGCGGGCAGGGTCCCGCCTCCGGTGGTCGTGCGCATCACGGCCGCGAGCGCATCCCCGACGGTCACCTGGCCCTTGCCACTGGTGTCCAGCCCCGCGTTCTGCCGGTACGCCAGCCCGTCCTTGTCCCTGGTAAACAGCGGGGCATCGAGTCCTTGCCCCAGTGCGGCGGGCTTGAGCACCGCCAGATAGGCATCTTTCAGGTTGCCGAGCTTGCCCTTGTACGGCGTCAGGTACTTCTCCACGTAGTCGAGTTGCTCTTCCGGACTCATCTTCGCCAGCGCGTCCGTGGTCGTCCCTAAGGCTTTGGCCGTCTCTCTGGTAAACTGGATCAGGCCGGTCGCCCCACTGCCAGCACGGTTACGCTCAGCGGGGTTGAAGGTCCCGCCGGTCTCAAAACTGATGATGCGCAGGAGGTCCTGCGGGTTCATGTTGAGACGGGTGGCCACCTCTGTCACTTTCGCCGTGAACGTCGGGGTGAGCTTCTCGCTGCCGATGATGGGCTGGGTGGTCTGCCCTTCGACATAGCCCCGCGGCCGTTGGTCCGCTGCGGGCGGCACCGCAGGCGCCTGCACACCACTCACCTCCCCGAGCGTGCCGCCGGCCTGGATGCGCTGTAAGGCCTGCGCCTCTTCCTCCTCCTGCCCGGCCTTCTTCACCTTTAAGCCGCCCTCTAAGAGGCCCTTGATGGTCTCCAGGTCCCCGCCTTCGAGAATGGCCGACACCTGCGTGGGATTGAACCCCGCCTTTTCCAGGAGCGGCCCGTAGGCCTGCGCAATCCCTTCGCCTTCGGCGAGGGACGACTTCTTGTAGGCCTCGATGAAATCGGGGGGCAAGGCCTTTCCCGCTTCGGCTGCCCGCGCCGCAAACCGATCAAACTGCATGTTGCGCAAGGCTTTATTTTTGAGCTTACTGATCTCGACGAGGGTGGTGTACTCGTCTTTCACCCCCTGGCGCGCTTCCTGCTCCTCCAGGAGCTGCTGCCGGCGCAGCGCCAGGCGGTTCGTCAGCCCATGCTGCTGCTGCTGGTCATAGCCCTGGAGGATCTGGCGGCCTTGCGGCGTGGCCATCCCCACCCCGCGCGCAATGCTCTCCCACACGCCAGGTGGTTGCGGCAGGAAGGCACTGAGGGGCTCCCGCCCTGGCGGACGCGGCAGTGCGCTCGGCGTGGCCCTGGGGGGTGTGCCGAGCCCGGTCACCTGGCCAATGGCGGGTGTTCCTGGGGCCTGCACGCCGTAGCCCTGCCCCGCGCCTGGCCAGGGCGTCGTCAGATCGAGGCCGAGACCGAGATCCGTGCCGCTCACCGCGCCCAGCGTCGGTTCCCCAGGCCGCTGCCACGCCCCGGTCGTGGTATCCACGCCAAACCATGCGCCGGTCGGCACCTGTGACACACTGCCGTAAGGACCCGTGCTCTCGTCGTCATAGGGCCAGGCCATCCCTGTCCTCCTCAATACATGCTGCGGCCGGCATACCCGCCCGCCAGGCCGCCCAGGCTCGCCCCCGCCGCCGTCCCGACCCCGGGCGCGAACACCGAGCCAATGATCGCCCCGGCTGCGGCGCCGATCTGCCCCATCTGGCCGCTATACTCCTGGCGGTACTGTTGCTCCAGGGCCGCATCCCGTTGCCGCTGCAGCCCCAGCCCGCCGGCCATCTGGCCAAAGCCCTGCGCCAGCTTCGCATATTCCCCAAGCGTGCCGAATTGCCCTTGTAAGGCGCCCTGATACCCGGTCGCCGCGGCCGCTGGACTCCCGGCCTGGAAGAGACTCTGCGTCGGCGCCTGCACGGGCGCACCAAAGGAGACCGGTTGGAAGCCGTAGTTGCCGATCAGGCCCGTACCGCCCCGGGTCGCGCGCGCCATCTGCTCCTGGTTCATCGCGGTCTGCGTCTGGAGGAGCGACTGCCCGCTCGTGAGTTGCCCATGCGCCACGGTGCTGCGGGCTTCGGCGGCCCGCTGGCGGTACTGTTCGAGGGCCTGAATCCCCGGCGTACTGGTCTCATACCCCGTCCCGAGCTGCGCCTGGAGCTGCGCCCGGAGCTGCTGCTCCCCTTCCGTCAGCGCACGCTCGAGCGTCGGGTCCACCGGGAGTTCCCCCGCGAGCGCCTTGCGCTGATGTTCGAGGAGCTGATTCTCGTAGTCCTTGCGCGCTTGCGCCTCTTCGGTGAGGGCAAACGACGTGATTTTCCCGCTCTCGTCATAGATGGGCCGCACGCCGGAGGCCTCATAGAGCAGCGGTTGCAGGCGCTGGCGGTCCTGCTCCTGGGCGAGCTGCGCCTGCTGATACTCGAGCATCTGCTGCTGCATGGCCGTCTGCTGGAGGGTCTGCTCTTTGAGCTGCGGGGCGAGTTCCGCCTGCCACGCCTGCTGCTGGCGCTGCCACTCGGCCTGCTGCTCCGCCAGCGTCAGGTACTGCTCCTGGAGCCGCTCCTGCATGGGCTGCTGGCGCCGCATGGCCTCCACTTGCTCTTTATAGAGGGCCTGTTCCGGGGTCTCAAATCTGGAATAGCCAGTGATCTGCCCCTGATCATTGTACTGGGGTCTGATCCCCATGGTTTCGTACATGACAGGGGCTAACAAATCTTGCTGTGACTGTTGTTTTTGCAGTTGCTGCCGCTGCAAATCAAGCATCGATTTCTGCGACTCCAGGAGCGACAGCTCCTGGGCCGATGGACGTGGTGGCTTGGATTTTGAAATTGTAGTACCCTTTCATTTAAGACTATGATAGGGTATAATCATAGTATATGCTACATTGGCACCGGGTTGGGTAGAGCCTGATCAGCTCTGGCAACGCTGGTGCCTATACATCAGCACCCAACTCCACTACACCGTATAGGAGGTGTTATGCCACGCAAGTCTCAACGCACGCCCGAAGAACGCAAAGCCCAGAAAGCTGCCTATTGGGCGAAGTACTATGCGCGCCACAAAGAACGGCTCAACACACAAACCCGTGCCTGGCGCGCTGCCAATGCGTCCCATTGTCAAGCCTATGATGCCACCTATCGCCAGGAACATCTCGCACAAGTACGTGCCAAAGATCACCGCTATCATACGACGCATGCAGAGCACTACCGTGCCTTACGTCGTGCACATTATGCTGCACACCGTGAGGAACAAATCGCGCGCGCCAAGGCGTGGGCCGAGGCCCATCCCGAACAACGACGCACAACCCGTCGTCTCTACCACGCCATGCATAAGGCACAAGTAGCCGCGCGTCATCAAGCATGGTTCAAGGCCAATCCTGACAAAAATCGTGCCTATGTCAAAAGCCACAAAGCCCGTAAAAAGAATGCTCCAGTATGCGACCTCACCGCTGCACAGTGGGAAGAAATCAAGATCGCTTACAGCCACTGCTGCGTCTATTGTGGTCGCCAGATGCAACGGCTCACGCAGGACCATCTCACGCCGCTCAGTAAAGGCGGCAGTCACACGAAGCACAACGTGGTTCCCGCGTGTCTCTCCTGCAACTCCAAGAAAAAGACCGGCCCAGTCCTCAAACCTGTCCAGCCACTGTTGCTGTAGGTGTCAGATCGCGCTGATACCACACCTCATCGCCTTGCGTGCCGATCCGTGGACACCCCCACGCCTCGATGACCCGCTGCACGCCAGGGTCACTGGAGCCGAGCAGGTATGAGGTAATCCCCGCCTGCGTATAGACCGCTTCGAGCCCCAACACGGCCCGCAGCATGAGCAGCCCTTTCGTGCGGAGCTGCGGCTGCATCACCACCGGCCCCAGGACCAGGCGCGTGCCATCGTACCGACTCGCCGCAAAGCCCAGCAGGGTCCCATCACGCTCGACGAGCATGGTGGGCCACCCGTAGCTGCCACCGTCGTACCCGACCTCCCGCGCCAGGACGTGGCAGCGGGCATAGTCGGCCTGCGTCGCCAGGCGGTACACGATGGGCGCCGTCTGCCGGACCGGCGGGGGTGGGGGAAAATCGCGTGTGGGGCTCACGTCCAGTACACCTCATTGGGCCTGTGGTCGAGCGCGCTAAACGCCATGTATAAACGATAGACCGCAAAGCTCTGTCCCCCCACCGTCTGCTTCACGTCAAACTGGACCCGCCGTCCTGACCCGAGCAAGCGCTGCTGGAGATGCACCGCCTGATCCGTCGGCAAGCCGTGGGCGTTGCGCATCGTGAAGGCCAGTTGCTGGTGCTTGCGCCCGTCCCAGTACACGTCGATATCCAGGTTCCACGGACCGAGCAGCGCCGTCACCAGCTCCAGGTAAAACCCCTGCTTCACCCGCGCCGCCAACCCTGGATCAAGATGTCCCATGTCCATTTGCGGCGTGAGCACGCGCGCGCTACTCCCTGGCACCCCGGCTGGCGAGGGCGTGTCCTGATCGAGCTCCCAGACCAGTCCGTCCGTCCCCCCACGTAACGGCTTCAGGGGGCCGCCCAAGCCCAGATGCTTGAGCCACAGCGCGACACACGACTCGGGGCGTGCGAGGCGAAACCTGGGCCTGCTGGGGCCGTTATAATCGACCACCAGGCGGCCCGTGTTCGTCGTCTCCCCGGTGAGCGGGACCGCACAGTGCACCTCACGCTTGAGTCCGTAGTACACCATGCGCGCCCAGTGGACCTGCGCCGTGTTGAGCTTGCCGGTGAGATAATTCGCCAGCGCCGCCTCCTGGCCAAACGTCAGCGTGGTCAGATCGCCTAACGCCTGCACGGCCGACAGCGCCTGCATATTCCCCGCCGTGTCGAGCAGGAGCACATCGTTATCCACCTGCGTCATGGCGTTGCCGGTGGCCAGGCCGATGCCGCGCGACAGCCGATCCACGCCAAACGTCGTCGGCTGAATGCCGGTCGTGTCGATCACATAGATGCCGCGTGGCGCTTTGCCGACAATCAGCACGCCGCGGTAGGAGAACAGGCCAGTAATGCGATCCCCTTCGCCGGGAAACACCGTCAGCGAGCCCGCGTTGGTCGTATCGACAAAATCCTCGTGATCCGTCACCTGCGAGTAGTACACGCGGTGCGGATCACTCAGGTTCCCAGCGGCCCACAGGCGATTGGCGTGGACAGCGCCGCACAACGGCTGGTTCGCGCCCGTCCAGTCGGCGGCGGGCTTACTGAGCGCGGTCATGGTGGCGCCATCGCCCGCCAGGACCTGCACGGGACTGCCTCCGGTGAACAGGAAGAGCTTGCGCGGGCGCCCCGTGGCTTCGGCACCGGCCTCCACAAACTGGCTCGGCTGACTCACAGCGAGGCCGCTCGCGAGCGTGTCCGGGAAGGTGCCCGTGCCGCTGTCCTTTTTCACCACGCCGGTGCCGAGGAAGACAATCTCCCGCTGCACGGTCGAGGTCGGAAAAAAGTCCCAGCCGTTGAGGATGGTCGCACCCAGGGGCGTAGGAGTATAGGGGCTTTGCCCGCCGTATTTTCTTAAGACTTGTCCATAATAGGACACATAGTTTGCATCCACGAGGTCAGACGGCAGCATAATAGTTGGGTTCTCGACACCCACAACGCCGGTCTGCGCCAAGGGGATTTCACACACGACGCCCGCGAAAGCCACGCCCGTTCTCCTAAGGAATCCTGTAGTGCAGGACACACCCCTGCCAGGCTTTGGTGCCGGTCACGCTCCAGCTATTCGCACTCGCATTCGGGTACAGCGTCAGCGTCGTCCCCGTCGCATGCAGCAGGCCCTCGCGCGGCAGCCCGGCATCCGTGACCAGCACCACGAGCCACTGCGTCCTGGGCACACTGTAGGCCGCCGGCAGGCCCGTCAGCGTCCAGGTCTGCGCGTTACTCGTCCCCGTCAGGGCTGGCAGCTCCACCGTCACGAGCTTCCCCACCTGGGTGATGACAGCCGTGCCGCTGGGCGCCGTGCCGCTAAAGCCCGTGGCCGTGAGGACGGCCGTGGTCTCAGTGTAGGGCAGCGGCGTCCCTGGGGGGCCTTGCGGTCCCACGTCGCCCTGCGGTCCCTGGGGCCCTGGCGAGCCCGTAGGTCCAGCAGGTCCCTGGGGGCCGGTTTCACCCGTGGCCCCTGGTGGCCCTTGCGGCCCGGTCGTCCCGGCGGGACCCACCTCGCCCTGCGACCCGGCTGGTCCCGTGGGGCCTGGTGGTCCCTGCGTGCCGGGAGGACCTTGTGCCCCCGGCGTGCCCGCACTGCCCTGGTTGCCCTGCGGGCCAGGAGGCCCCTCCGCCCCGGTCGGGCCAGGATCACCCTGGACGCCAGGCGGACCCTGCGGGCCTGGGGGGCCCGCAGGCCCCGTCGTCCCTGGCGGTCCCTGACTCCCTGGCGGCCCTGGCACGCCCTGCGGCCCGATGATCGTTGCCTGCTGCGTCCATGCCATACGCGCGCCTTATTGGAGTTCGTACACCTGGCCTGTCGCCGTATCGAGATACCAGTCGCCAGGCGAGCCCAGCCCTGGTGGGGGCGGTCCCACGCCACTATGCCATTGCTCCGCCTGTCCGGTCTGCCCTGGCGGTCCGGTCTGCCCTGGCAGGCCCTGCGGGCCTGGGGGTCCCGCAGGACCCGCTCCCGCCGGTGCTGGCGCCATGACAAGCGGTCGGCGGTGTCCCCAGGCCCCACGACGCAGCCGCAACCGGCCGACCCCTTGGCCCGTTACCGCCATCTGATGCCGCTGCTGCCGTTGCGCGGTCCGAATCCCGCCCTTCCCTAAGATGACATACCCATCGGCCCGCGTGTCGTTGCGGTCCAGCATGGCGAAGTACAGCGCCAGGTCCACCAGCGACCAGCGCAGCGGGGGCGGCAGCACCGGCACCTCGTCACACACGCCGGTCATCTGCGTCAGCGGCGGGGGGAGGAACGTGTAGGGATACTCCACGCGGAGCGGGCCGGTGGTGACGTTGGGACAGCGGTTGAACCGCAGGAGCTGGGTGCCGACCCCCGCAGGAGCCAGGGGGGTCGCGAGCACATCCGGGCAGAGTTGCACGCCAATGAGCGCACACTGCGTCGGCACGCCGCTCGACCAGTCATCCTTGGGCCACTGCTCGCTGAGGCCGACGTCACTGGTGAGGCGGATCGTGTACGGGACCTCGGCATCGTCGGCCAGGCGATCCGTGTGCAGGGGTTCGATGAGGTGGAGCACATCAGCCGCCAGGGGATAGTCGAACTGCCGGAGCCAGTAGCGGGCGGTCGTGGTGGTGTGGCCCGTATACGGCGCATCGAGGATGAGCGTCGCATGGCCCGGCGCATGGTTGATGACGCGGAAGATGTCTGAGCCCTGGTGATCGACGACGCGGAATTGCCAGCCGAGACACGAGACGTCCGGCGGCACACTCAGGCCAACGGTCTGCGAGCCCCGCACCACGCCCGCCGTCGAGCCATCCGCCAGCGTCGAGCGCTCCGGTTCGAGGATGATCACGCCGGGGGGGACTTTGCGCAGCCAGGGCCAGTCCTCGTGCGCGCCTTCCTCAAACTCCCCACCGCCGCGACAGAACGACCAATAGGCCCGGTTCAGGTAGTGCAGGGCCGCGGGACCCCACTGCGACGTATCCGGGTTTTCCCCCATGCGGTACATGAGGGTGCGCCAGAGTTCGCAACTGACAGGGCCAGGCGTGACGATGGGACTGCGGGCGATGATGGTGTCGGTGGCAACGCCTATGGTGTCAGCCACGGCCGTCCTCCTCCACTTTTGTCGCGACAATCGGCTGACACAGGGCCTCAAGCTCGGCGATGGCCCCAGCCCGACGCAGGCACGCCTCCACAAGCTGCTGGCGCTGTGCCTCTAAGGTCTGCGCGCGCGTGAGGTCGGCTTGCTGCTCAGTCTGCAGCACCTGGAGTCGCTGCTGCAGCACGTCGTGGAGCACCTGACTTCTTGCGTTTGCGGGCATGTTCGCAATCGACACAGCTACTCCTGTACTCTAGAGCGCATCAATGGTACAATTTATCCATCTACACAAACGAGCCCTGGCAGTGCTGATACACCACCAGGGCTCTGACCACTCCATGCTGCATACGAGGTGCAGATGTCATGGCTGAGAACAAAGATAGATGGTGTTCCTGCGGTTGCCAAGAGGTATGCGCGCCGGGTCGGGCGTGGAAACTTTCCCACTTTGCCAGGCTCAAACATATGAGCCTTGTCGAACGCTTGTGGGCGCGGGTCAAGATTACAGACACCTGCTGGCTGTGGATGGGCTCGCACAGTACGGCTGGCTATGGCACCATAACTGTTGACTCGAAAGCCATCCTGGTCCATCGCCTCGCCTATGAACTGACCTTTGGCCCTATTCCTGATGGATTGTGGGTGCTCCACCGCTGCGATACACCAGCGTGTGTCCGCCCTGTCCACCTGTTCCTTGGCACACGCACCGACAATATGCAAGACATGGTGCGCAAAGGCCGTCATTGGGTGCATACGCGCCCAGAACGTATCCCCCGTGGTGCAAAGAGTGGCGCTCGCCTTCATCCTGAAAGAGTCCCTCGCGGAGAAAAGACCACATTCGCCAAACTGACTGCGGAGCAGGTCAGGGAAATCCGTCATCTACAGCGCAATGGGACCTTGAGTCAACAAGCCATTGGCGACATGTTCGGCGTATCGCATAGCGCCATTTCCTCCATCATCCACCGCAAGACCTGGCGACATGTCCCTGACAACTGACGCCCCGTTACGTCGTCGCCATGAGGTGTTTGGCCTCTGGAGCCTTGGCCTGTTTCGGCTTGACGTGCTTCCGCAGCGCCTCACAGTCCACACACTTCATCTGTTTGTTGTAGCGGCTCCGCCCCGTGTCCGCGTAGTCGTGCTGGCGCGAACAGAGAAATCCCAGCACCCACTGGTCAGGCTTGAAGCCCGGCGGGAACGTCGGTGACGACGGCAGCACGGGCACCGGCGCTGCCGCCTCCCCTGACGACGGCCACACGTCGTTTGGACCGTCCCCACCGGTGTACCACTGCACCCGATCTGCGGTAAACCCCACATCCACCCGCGCCTGCGGCGTCAGCGCGGCCAGGGCCGCCCCGAACCAGTCCGGCAGGTCCTCCACGTCGTAGGGATCACCCCCTTCGCCATAGACATAGCCGTGCTGGAGGTAACACACCTCCCCGGCATGCCCACTGCCTGACGGGGCCCCGAGGCGCAGGAACGGCGTATAGGCCACCAGCGTGCGCGTCCCGTCCTGGCGGTTGTCTTCGTAGACGTGGACCCGCAGAGAGAACGCCGGCGCGCTCACGGTGAGGCCGCCTGGCTGGCCAGGAGCGCATCAATGAGCTGCTGCTTGGTCGCACTCGACGCCACGCTGACGCCCCCCGTCGTGGCCAGTTCGCGCAAGTCGCTGACGGTCAATTGCTCCAGGTCCTCCTGCGTCCACAGCCCGGCGGATGGGGCTGGCGCTTGCACAGGGGGCGCACCACCACTGGCCGCCTCCGCCACAGCCATCCAGGCGTTGTGCAAGGGGATAGAGAGGTCCGCCCAGGCTGGCATGCCAAGCCCGGCTTCGTTCACCCCGCCCACCTGAAGGCGGTACACACTGTACAGCATCGCAGCCGCCTCTTCCTCGGGGGCGAGGGCGGCAGGGGCTTCCTCGGCCATACAACCTCCTAGGCGCTGGCGACCATCGCCGCCACATTCGCGGGTGTTTCCCAGGCTTCCTCGACGGTCATCCCCACCGTGGCGACGCCTGCCGCTGTGGCATCCGTCGCCGTCAGCACCACTTCCTGGCCTGGACGCACGGTCACATTGACGTTTTTATACACGACGGTCCCGGCCACCGTGCCGCCGGGAAGCGTGAGCGTGCCGACGCCCGCCGTGACGCGGCCGGTATCACTCCCGGCCGTGACGCGGAGATCGAACGACAGGATACACGGGTCGGCGGCCGTCGTCGCGGTGGTGACCACGGCCGAGAGCCGCCGAATGGTTTTGGCGAGCCCGGTGACCGGCCAGGTGCCCTTGGCACCCGTCGGCGTCAAGGCCACCGCCGAGGCAATGAGCGTGTCGTGCATGGTGTGCGAATAGCTCAAGGCATCCGTCCTTTCTACGCGCTGGCGACCATGCGCGGGTTGTTGAGGGGCGTGTCGGAGACCGGCACCAGGTCCAGACGCACATCGACCACGCCCGCGCCAGCGGCAACCGTGACGTTGACGACGACCTCCTGGCCAGGGAGGAGCGTACTGTTCAGGGCTTTGTAGACGACGCGCCCGAGCGGGCTGCTCGCTGGCACGGTAAGGGTCCCGACGCCGCCCGTGACGCGCCCGGTGTTACTGCCAGCGGTGGGGCGCAGATCGAGCGAGACGACGGCCGCCGGCGTGGTCACTGCAGTCGTGACGATGACCGCCAGGCGGCGCAGCGTGGCCGGCAGACCAGTAGGGGTCCAGGTGGCCTTGTCACCCGTAGCGCTGAGGTCCGCAGCGGCAATCACGGGTTGCGTAAACGTTCCAGTGGCATAGCCCATAGGCATACTCCTAGTGCGTGCCCTCCGGTTGGGGCAGCAGAAAGCCGAGTTGCTCAGGATGGACAGGTGCGGGTATGGCGACAACAAACGGCCCTGGAGCTTGCGTGCCTGGCCATCCCTCCGGGCGTATCCCTGCCTCTCGCAATTGCCGCAAGAGGATGAGCACATAATCGAGATACTCATTCGTCTGCCCTGCAGGTTGCGCTTTCACCCACACTTCGAGATTCTCCAGACGATTATCATGGCGCACGCCATTCTTGTGATGCACATTCTCCCAGGGATGCAAATATCGTCCGAGGGCCTGTTCCATTACAAGCCGGTGCTCCATCACATAGTAATGCCGACTACCACGCTTGATCCGTTCCTGCACACTTGGATGATCTGGGGCATAGGCCATAACATACCCACGGCGATGATACTGATACGTCGCCGTCCGCCGGCGCGTGGTATTGTTATAGGTGTTCTTCTGGCGGCCTTTTACCGCACATGCGCGCGAGCAAAAGACACCTTTTTGCCCAGGCCCTTCCCGGCGCAACTGACTTTCGTAGACCCAGAATGGTTGCTCACAGACGAGGCAGATACGATCCACCCGTACTTTCTCCGTCCGTGCAGCCCTCGCACAGGTCATCGAACAATATTGCCCACTGCCGGGCTTTGGCGGCGTTTTGTACAACAGGGGAAACGTGGTGCCACAGTGCACACACAATGCAGTACGATGCACCCGTTGGCCCTCATTGGCACAGGCACGACTACAATACTGGCCGCGACCGGGCAATGCAGGATTTTCCACGTAGACAAAGACAGCGCCACACACTTTACACGTCCCTTCGAGCGGGATATGTTTGCGCCGTGCCTTATTGGCACACGCCCGTGAACAATAATGCGCCTGATCACGTGTAGTACGATCAGGAACACGCATGGCTGTACCACAAATCGGACATGTTGTATCATGGGGCATATGGCCCTCCTTTCATGATAAAATTATACCATGCACAGGAGTCTACACACCATGAATACATACCAATTTGACAAATAAATCTGCCTGTATGCTTATTATTAATAGTGTACTAGTTCATTGAGAACCGATGTACACCAGGTTACTTTCTCCGGGATTGCTGCTGTCTGCGCTCCACACAAGCTTAGCGCCCACCTGACCGTACCACGCAATTCCTCTTGACCTGCCATAGTCCTGTGGGATCCCTGCCCGCAGTTCTGGCGTCACGCTCTCAGCCATGCAGTACGCGTCCGCGCCAAACACCACGCCTTCCCCGAGCACGTTGCCCGTGCCCACGTAGGCCAGGGCTTGCGCGTGGTTCGTCTCGATCAAGCGGATGCTCTCGATGCGTCCCGTCTCGCCGTTATACTTGGCTTGCGGATCAGTATATTGATGCCAAATTTGCCAGGCAGGATCACGCCTCACAGTCATAAGACTTCTAAATCTGAATATACCGATATAGTCATCCCCCTCATACGGCTCCGCCTGGTACGTGTCGTAGAGGATCGTCGCCAGCTCCTCCAGGTCGTACACCATCAGCGAGCGCGAGGCCACGGCGCCAAACGTCCCCGTGGTCGTGAAGGAGGACGTGGGCGTGGCGGTCGTGCCGGTGGGGGCATAGCGCAGTAAGCTCGCCTTGCAGGCCTTCGCGTACATCGTGTCGAGAATGAGCGTCATCTGCTGGCGCAACTTGCGCTGGATGGCGTTGTCCAGGTTGAAGTGGGCGAAGTCGCGCAGCAACTCCGTATACGGAATGGCGCGGCCCATTTCGCGCACCGGCACCTGCACGGCGCCAATGCGAAAATCGTCTTCCGGAATACGCTGCGTCTCAATGAGCGTGCCGTCGAGCGGCTCCGTAATGTTGGAGATGCGCGTCAGCGTGGCGCTCTCGCCATCGTGCAGGCCGTAATCGTCCACTTCCGTGGCGAACATGTCAAACTTCGACTCGGCCACCGAGGCGTACATGATCTGTTGCGAGATGAAGTGATTTTTTAATACCCCATCAACGACCGAACCGGTCCACGTGTTTTCGGCCATGTAGCCCTCACCTTTCTAGTCACATACGTGACGCTAATTCCCGCCCTGCACCAGGCGGAGCTGATGCTGGCGGCGCTGGTCCCGGCGCTGCCGCCGAAACTCCGTCATCGACTGCGGCTGCGCCGGCTCCTGCCGGGGCGCTGGCGCACTGCGGCGCCGCGTCCCCGTCTCCACCGGCGGCACCGACTGGCGGGCGGGGACCGTGCCGCTCTGCCTCGCCCCCTGCATGGCGCTGAGGCTCCACTCCCGCGCCGCTTTGGCGAGCTGCGCGCGGCCGTCCGGCGAGTTCGGGAGCGTCCCTAAGCCCGGCTCGGTCGCCAGCAGGTACTGCACGAGCTTGCGTTGCGGGACCAGTTCGGGATACTCGCCCTCGAACGTGCCCCAGAAGGCCTGCATCGACTCCCGCGCCTGATAGCGGGACTCCACCTGGCTCGTGACCTGCTCGGTGAGGCGCCGCGCGGCTTCTTTGGGATTCGAGAACCACAGCGTCTCGAGTTCATCCTGCGGCGCGGGCTGCTCGCCCACCACGGCCCGCTGCACGCCCTCGCGCCAGGCCGCCTGGTCCTGCGCATGCCGCTCGATCTGCTCTAAGCGCCCGTAGGCCTGCTCCATCTGCTTGACGTAGGCCGCCACGCCGGGGTCGACCTCGTATTCCCGCTCGCCCACACTGATACGCTCCCGGGGGGGAGGCGGGGGCGTGGGATACTCCCGGGAGCCGCGCCGTGGACGCACGGGGGCTGCGGGAGGCGTGACCTCCTCCTGAAAGTCGATCTCTGCCGGGGCGTCCACCTCCGGTGGCGGTTGGTACTCAGCCACAGCTACCTCCTTTCGTACGTAATCCCGTGACTATCGCGCGGTCCCTGCTCGCTCTGGCGCTGCTGGCGCTGCACATCGGCCAGCAAGGCGTGCAATTCGGCAATCGCCCCAATGGCGCCGTAGAGTTCCTGCGTCGTCACCTCGTGCGCCCAGTAGCGCGGGATCAAGCGGTCGAGAATCCCCTGGATGCGGGCCGACACGTACGGCTCCAGGCGATGCACCGGGATGGGGGGCAGCGCGTCAGCCATACCGTCCACTCTCGATGTACGTCGTAAACGTGTGGATCAGGTCCCATACGACGCCACTGTCTGCGGTCGAGGTCGCGGCGTACAGGCCGCCCTGGGCGTCCCACCCCAGCACCAGCACCACCGTGCAGCCCTGGGCCCCGTCCAGCACCTTGGCGACCGACACGTCCTCAGCCATACGCTAACTCCACCAGACCCAGCACAGCACCGTGCCCACCAGGACCACCGCCGCCAGCACGACGAGTTCACCCACCGCGCGCCCCCTCCCCAGGCACCAGTTCCCGGCATCGCACGACACACGCGCGCGGCACATCGACCTGGAACTGCCCTGGCACATACGGCTGGAGGGGCGTCTCCGCCCGCGCCGTCTCCACCCAGGCCACGACCCGCTCCCGCCCAAAGTCCCCAGGGATCGAGCTCAGGACTTCATAGCGCGTCCCGGCCGGCCAGGTCGCACACGCCAGGTCGCGGAGCCGCAGCACGGTCCCTTCCCCCTCCCACGGCACCGGCGGCGCCAGCCGGCGGGACTCATCCGTCACGGCGCACCTCCCCCCGGATGGACCGCCCTCCAGGCAGGTCAATACGCTCGAAGCCCTCGGTAGAGCGTCGGTTCAGCTTCTGCACCTCGGCAATGAGCATCCCGATGAGTTCGAGGTTGCCGTGAATGGACTTCACGAGAAACTCGTATTTCTTGGCGCTGTCCACAATCTGCTCCCCGCGCATACAGTTGCCAATTTGCCATTGGCACCAGGCCTGAAAGCGTTCTTCTAGCTCGCGCATTTACTTGCCTTTACGTGGAAGCCTCGCGCCTGCCTGCCGTGCCTTACTATAGGCAATCGCGACCTTCATCTTCTGCTTGCGCTCAGGGGACACGTCCGCCCGCATCACAGTGGACGGCGTGTTGTGCATCACCTCCGACATCGCCGCATCGAGCTTCTTCTGGCTCTTCGACTTGCCAGGGTTATGGCCCTCGCGGATGGCCGAAGGCGTCATCGTCGTGCCCAGGTAGCCATACATGGCCCCCGTGCACTCTCCTGCGCAATCGTGGAGCCCGGGCTTTCCCTGCATCGGCTCAGGGATCGTGGGGACACCTCCCCTGCCGCTGACGATCATGACCACGGCTGGCTTCTCTGCCATACGGCCTCCTAGCCTCGAAAAACTGGTGGTTGCTGTGGCGCCGCCGGCTGCGGTTGCATCGGCACACTCGGCTGGCCCCCTGGCGGTCCGGCGGGCCCTGGCCCCTGGCCTGGCGCCCCGCGTCCCTCGGGGGGCATGGGGCTGCCCTGGATGCTCCTGCCCCCCTGGGGCGTGCCGGGGCCGACGCCAGGGATGCCCTCGCCGGGTTGCTCCGGACCACCCCCTGGTTGCGCCTGCTGGCCCATGGCCTGCTGCTGCGCCATCTGGGACATCTGCTTCACCTTTTCCTCGGGCGACAGCTCTAAGCTCTCCGGGTCCAGGTTCATCGTCTGGAGGATGCGATCGAGATACTTCTTGGCGCTGTAGTTCTCGAGGAACGTCTGCGCCAAAAACGGCGAGCGCATGCCCACATCGACGAACGCCAGCAGTTTTTGCAGGTCCTTGCCCCGGGCGAGCGTCGCGCTCAAGCCGCTGGCCTGGAACTGACACACCCCCGCGAACGTCGCGTAGCGCTGCGCCGGCGACATGGACGAGAGGACGTAGGCCCAGCGCTCGCCAATCGCCGCAATCACCTCGCTGGCGCTGAAATCATCGAGGAATTGCAGCACGGTCAGCCAGATTTTCCACAGCAGCGGCTCGATGAGGGTGTCCTCGATGTCCTTCACGATGCCATCGAACGTGCTGGCCTGGTGCTGCTCAGAGGCGACGATCTCGGTGGCTTTCACGGCCTTCTCGGGGAGCATGCCCATCTTCACATCATTGACCATGGCGGCCGCGTTATACTCGCGGTCGAGGATGTTGTACACCGCCAGCGCATCCTGCGGCACGCCGCCGGTGGTGACGCGCTCCAGCACTTTGGCGTTCGCCGGCACCTCCTGGCGCAAGAGGAGCGTATCCCCAGGGGCGATGCCGTCCTGCACCTGGGTCGGGTCCTCCAGCCAGTCGAGATGGAGCTGCCGCACGCCCCAGACCGCCTCGTAGCCGCCGTCGATAATCAGGTTCAGGAGTTCGTTCTGCGCGTTGTTGAGCGCCACGGCATTGTCCTGTACGGCCTTGTGCCACTCGCTGAAGGGAATGCGAATGAGCGGCGCGGCGACGAAGGGCGATTGCTGGTGCCAGTACGGATTGGGGACGGGCTTGCGGATGACGTAGTGATCATTGGCAATGGTCGCTACGGCGTTGCGCAGCACGGCCCGGCCGGTGTCGTCCAGAAACGTCGCCCAGCACTCATCAAGCACCACCTTCTTACGGAAGGCGGGCGGACTGCTCTGGTCCTGGTTGCGCGACCAGGCGCGAAAGCTCTGGAACTCCTGCTCCTGGAAATCGCTGGCGATCTGGGCGACGACCTCCGGATCATAGGCGCCCTGGTCGGCCATCGTCTGCACTTCCTCCAGGTCGCGCTCGACCGTGTGAATGACGTACAGGCCTCGGCCAGAGGGGTCGGGGTAGTAGTCTTCCGGCGGGATGAGGTCGATCACCACGGCGGACATGGGCTGCTCGATGGGCACGAGCTGCTCGGGAGGCGGGGGGACGGGTGGCAGGCCAGGGACCGGCGGGAGCGGCATCCCGCGCTCGGCCACAAAGCGCCGCTTCAGGTACGGGTAGTGACTCACCTTGAAGATCATCAGCGAGCCGAGGCTGCCCACCTTCATGGCATCGGACATGAGCGTGGGGAAATTCAGGCGGGCTTCATCGAGTTGCTGCTGCTGGTCCAGGACCACCTGAATCGCCTTTTGCACGACCGTCTCGGGGATGGGGGAGGCGGTCGGGACTTTCACCGAGAACCACGAGCCAAATTCGGTCAACGAACGCTTCACAAACGCCGCTAACGATTCGACGGCTTCGGAGACTTTGGGCACGACCTGGCGGGATTGGCCGGGGAGTTTACTGGAGTAGTCACTCTCGCCGTAGTACGCCAACCAATTTTGTTCGTTTCTTCTGATACGGGTCTCTCTGGCCTGCCTTGCTTCGTCCTTGTAGGCCCTGACCGCCCGCAGCACCTGGGCATCCGTGAGGAGCGGCTCCTCCTCCAGGGGGAGGTCCTCCTCCAGCATCGGCATCGCAGGCGCGACGTCGAGGCCTGGATCGCCCATGGCCGCCATCGCTAGGGTCTCTGCCACACGCGCTCCTTCACGGCCCTGGGGGTGTACAGGGTATACGTCGGCCTGGGCACGGACGTGGGCAGTGGTGGCATTTGCATACACCTGCCGCACACGCCGATCGCTCGCACGAAGCCGAAGAGGTCATCGCCGCACTTTTTACACGAGTCGTGATCAGGAAGTTGTGCCATTACCTACGCCAATTTGGTATAATTACACATACACAGCCGTGTGCTACACTCACGGCGTGTGGCTAGGGAGTCGACCCCGAAAGCGCGTTTCCGGCGCGTTGCCACACACCCAAACCGGAACCAACAACCGGAGGTTGGTCCTCATGCCGTACAAAGACCCTGAGAAGCGTCGTGCGCGCGGCCGCCGCTATGCGAGACAATGGCGTGCCGCTCATCCTGAAGCTACCAAAGCATCCAATCGCCGTAATTACGTACGCCACCTGGCGGATCGCCGCCAGCGGGGCCTGACGTACTACTACGCCAACCGCGATGACATCCTTGTCTTGAATACAACCCCCGAGCGGAAAGCCATCAAAAAAGCCTCGGCAAAACGCCACCCTGAAGCCGCTCGCAATGCGCAACAACAACGTCGTGCACGCCATAAACGCGTTACTCGGCGGGATTTTACCGCACGCCAACGCGTGTTTGTTCTCACCATGGCCCATGGGGTCTGCGCCTATTGTCCGTACTACAAGCCGGAATGTGCAGAGTGTCATCACGGCACCCACATCCTGTGCATTGACCACATCACACCGATTATCGATGGTGGCAACCACACCCTCTGGAACGTCGTAGCTTCCTGCCACTCATGCAACCGCAAGAAATGGGTTCGGCCCATTCCAGGCCCTGTGCAACCATGGCTCCTTACCTGCGATGCGCGATAGCCTGTGAGGTCCTCCCTGGAACCTGATTGCCATATGCGGGACGTGGGATCTGTTGGCGCCGCCGGACGCCGGCAAGCGAGGCCGATCCCACCGGCGCGGCGTGGGCGATGAGGTACCCCAGTGCGTCCGATAAATGCGTACGTTTACTGTAGGGGTCGCGTTGGCTGTAGCTCTTCAGAATGCCACCACGGCCATCACTAATAACCCGTTCAAGATCAGCAATGAGTTCGACACAGGCAGGGTCAATATACAACCGCGACGCCCCAAATTCGTCCATCAGCGCCATATTGACGGCGTTAATGCGCGCATGCACCGGCGGATTGGCGTCGGGTATACGCAACTTAATGGGACTCGGATAGGTTTTGAAGTACTCTAACACCACCCGCCAATCACTTTTGCCTTCCTGCACATGCCGCGCGCCACCTGTGGCGTCGCCGTAGAGCCATATTTCGTGTGCATGACTTGGATAGGCACTGCGGAAAGCCTCTACCATCTGCGGAATAGAGCCAGGCTCTAAGACGAACTCTCGCACGATGGAGAAACGTGTGCGGTCCTGTTGTCCCACAATGCCCACAAACGGATCAACATTGAAGTCCAGGGCGAATAATAAGGGCCGATTCGGGGATAACGCGGGCTGTCGTTTCACATGGACTTCACGTTCAAAGGAGCCGTACACCGGCACGCCCGTCATCCCCGGCAGCCACTCGCCTTCCAGCCGGATGCGCCGTTGCAGCGAGCCCACCGGGTAGCGGGCTTCGAGCCGCGCAATCTCTTCGGGCAGGATGTAGGGGTTATCGTAGATGGACGCGCCGTACACCGCGACATCGGTCCGCTGGCGCGCTTGCCACGGCTGGATGATGTCGTCATAAATCCAGCTAATACCGCCCACAACGCCTTCCGGCGGCAACAGCGTGGCCGTGCCGAAGATGCGCAGGTGGCGCCCACCCGCGACGCGCAGCGTCACTTCCTCATACCCGGTGCGCTTGGGCTCTTCGTCGAAGTGCACCCAATCCTTCCCGGCGGCGGCGAATTTCACGGTGTCCTGTTCGTTCGACTTAAAGCCCAGGAGCGACCCATTTTTCAGCTTGAGCACCTGGCTGTCCCAGCTCCAATGCGCAATCTCACTCGCCGGGATGAACGGGCCGATGTCCTGCGTGGGCGAGAGATAGCCGTTGTCAAAATAGGTCGGCATGAGCACGTCACGCAGGGTCGGGAAATCGGGGCCCACCACCCACCCGGACGTCGCGCGGTCATAGACCACGGCGGACGGACCGATGGCCGGCCGGGGATCGTCCGGCCCGAAGCGCGCCAGCGTGGCCCCGCAGTAGGCCCCGGCGGCACTCTTGCCGGCGCGATTCGCCGCGCAGTACCAGTGCTCCCACGGCGCCGCGTCGGTGAGGACGGCGCGGATGAAGGGCAGTTGTTTGGGCAGCGGCTGGAACTGCCGCAGGCGGTCAGCGGCCTGGCGGCGCTCGAGCATGACGCGGGCGAGGCGCTGCACGCCGGGGGTGACGGGAAAGGGCAGGGTGGCCATGTTAGCGCTCCCGGTGCGGTAAGGGTGCGGCCTCTCCGTTCGGCGTCACCAGCTCGTGCAGGGCGGTGTCGGGCAGGCGGTCCAGCAGCCGGGCGAGTTGGGCGAGGGTCTCCGCGCCGAGTTCCACCTTGTCAGAGATGAGCTTCAAGTGTTTGGCCAGCAGGGTGAGGCTCCCTTCCTTGTTCCAGAGGCGGATTTTGTGCGTGCGGGTGAGGAGGGGCTCGCCGCTGTCCTCGTTGACGTAACTGACCACCTCGACGCTACTCACCGCTGCAGCCACGTCGTCGTCCAGCGCGTGTGGTGCTTTGAGGGCCCCCGTGTCGTCGTAGAGCTGGCGCACGTCGCTGAAGCCCAGGCGGGCGATCTCGCGCAGCACCGCGGCCGCGGTGATCCCGAGGTCGCGCAGGTCCTCCGCGTCCAGTCGGTCGATCTCGGCACGGATGTCGGGTTTTGTCAGGTACTCGGAGGCATTCTTGCGGGCCGCCTCGCCGCGGGCTTTGTACACCGCTTCGTAGGCGCGCGTGGCGTTACGCGGCGTGGTGGCGCGGTAGCGGGCGATGAAGGTGCGCTGGTTGTCGTTGAGCGGCATGCGCGCGTCCCCCGACACCGCCGGCATGTGGAGACCGGCGGCGCGAGCAGGATCTAACGATTCCCCTTGAAAGGAAGGTGCAGGTAGGCTAGCCGAGGAGAGGCTAAGGCAAAAAAAGCAGTAGCCTCTCAAGGGGTCGCAGGCGTGGCGCGACCACTCGCTAGACTACTGCTGCGCAAGAGGATAAATGACAAAAGCGTGGAGGTCAAATAGAAATGTTGGGCTCCGGAGCGCGCGCCCCTCTCCGCGGTGTGCGTGTGCGCCGCAGCGTACGGCGGGGCGGGCGCCGTGTCAAGCCCGCGCGCTAGCGTTGCTGCACCTGGTGGTCCCGCTGCATGCGCTCGTGGTGCACGCGGCCTTCGCGCACGAGCTGCACCGTGGACCAGGCGACGAAGGCGAGCGTGAAGAGCGCGATGGCTGTACACAGCCAGGCAAGCGGCAGGGTCCGACGGAGGGTCCGGGCCAGGTCGGTCACGACGACGAGCGTCTGTTCACTGGCCCCCGCCGCGCGCGCGCTACTGGTGGCCACGCGGTCAAGGGAACGGGCCAGGTGGGCCACGGCGTCCAGGGCATCATCGGGGGTGAAGTCGTCAGGCATGGGGCACCGCCGCATCCTCCGCTGGCAAGCGAGACCATGCCCAGGCCAGGGCGTTCAAGTCAATATCCAACTCTAAGGCCAATTTTACCATCGTGGGCCACTTGGGCATCATCTGATCACATTCCAGGGCACTGAGATGCTTCTGGCTTAAGCCAGTACGGGCGGATAACTCTTGCTGACTCAGCGATTTATCAATACGGGCTTTGCGGAGTTGGTTCCCGAGCCACTTGGGCCATGGTCGATTGTGGGGCGGATGTTCCTCCTCCAGTTGCTGCTGCACGAATTGCACAGCACGCACGACCAGGGCAGCAAGTGACTCACCATCGAGGGCAATGTCAAACCACTCTCCTCGTCGCCGTTCCTCGGCCAGAAAGGCATGCACTTGCCGTTCAATGCGTAGCACGTCGCCATCGACAGGGATAGCAGCGAGGACAGACAAGGGGAATGGCTGCCCTGTTTGTAGACTCTTTAGCCGCTTGTCAACGGCTGTGGTCGTTGACCCAATCTTGACGAGCGTTGTCCCCTCTGCCGCAATGGCATAGATCGTTCCACCGCTATACATGGGAGACCTCCCGACCAAGCAAGGTATCGACACTCAGATGCAAGGTGTCTGCAATCGCCACCACATGCAGCACGCCAGGGTTCGCGGTTCTCCCTCGTTCAATATCATTCATCGCCGTCTTGCTAATCTCGATCCGCCTGGCAAGCTCGGCCTGGCTCATGCCGTAGCGTTCTCGTTCGATACGTATACGATCACCAATAGGCTGCATATTCAACCTCCTTGAATATATCTTACACTTTTCTTTGATATTTGTCAAAGAATGATTTGACAACGTTCAAGGAGGGTTGTATATTTAGAGTGTAGGACGTAGACAGCATGGCGCTGACGACCCCGCGAAGAGAGCCAGCGCCACACCCACCCGAGACCCTTAGAGGAGTCAGGCAGATGAAGTTTGGACACACGACCGGCACAAAGCAAGAGAAAAACGGCAGCCAGTCCTGGTACGCCACGATCGAAGCGGCGAACATCCAGGCCGCCGAGGACCGTGAGCGGGCGCTGGTGACGGCGCTGGCCACGCAGGTGGGGCAGGCGGTCACGGCCCTGCCCGAGGCCGCCACGCGCATCGCCAGGGCCGCCACGCTCGTCCAGGCCAGGGACGTGTGGCCCCTGACGGACGGGACATGGCTCGTCGCAAGCCAGAGTGATACAGAACTCGCGCATCTGGTGACACGAGGCCCTTGGACGTGTGACTGCAAAGCCGCCACGTACCAGGCTGGTCCTTGCAAACACGTATGGGCTGTATGGCTGACGATCAAGCTTGGTGCCACCTATAAACCATCGTATAATTAGGGAATAACGCAAGGCGAGAGGACGGCAATCCCCTCGCCCTGCTGACCATCACCCCGTATGAAAGGATACGCGGCCATGGCTGGCACCTATTCTAGACGGAAACTCGACCTCTCCGATACCACGAAACTGCTCGCGCACTTCTGGAGCAAGGTGTCGCGTTGTGGCCATGGGGCCACCTGCACAGCCTGTTGTTGGCTCTGGCAAGCCAGCCTCTCATCCGGATATGGCAATTTTCATATACACCGTCAGGGCATTCGTGCACATCGTTTTATCTATATCATGACCTATGGTGAACTGTTGCCTGGCCTGTATGTCTGTCATCGTTGTGATGTCAAAACCTGCGTCAATCCTCACCATCTATGGGCTGGCACCCCGAATGACAATGTGCAGGATGCCAAAGCCAAAGGACATCTCGGCTATCTTGGCTCAGAGATACACAAGCAACTTCGAGCGACACATCCTGAATATCAGGTACGCGGAGAGCGACACGCCAGCGCCAAACTTACAGATGATCAAGTGCAAGAAATCCGCCGCATCTACCAATACGATAAACGTCGCACAACAATCGCCGCACAATTTGGCGTGCATAAGAGCACGATTGACCACATCATCGAGCGTCGCACCTGGACACATCTGCCCGAGGAAGAGCCATTGCCGCCATGCTCACCGTGAAGCTGGGCACGACGTACCAGCCCCGCTACCAGTAACCACCCACCGGGGAGCGCGCCTCCCCCACGAAGGAGCCCCGATGGAACCATCCGATGTCGAACGCTTACTCCGGCGACTGAGCGCGGTGATGACCCACCAGGACCGGGTCAATGAACGCATCGGCGCCGCGATCGAAGACATTCGCTCCGCCATCGTGGACATGACGGTGATCGCGGAAGAAACGAAAATCGCCCTGCAGCAGCTTGGCGAGCACCTGGTGCGCGGCAAAGAGAACGGCCGTTAACCTTTTTGTCCCCTTAGACACCCGCCTCGCTCCGCAGTATCATTGCCGGGCCAGGGCATGTGTCCCACACACGCCCTGGCCCTCACCACACCACCGTCTGCAGAGGAGACGCCGCTATGGCTGACAGCAATCTTACCCCACATCACGACCCGTTGTCTGAACTCTCGATGCTCGTGCAGCGGGCCAAACAGATGGCCCTCAACCTGTCCCAGGTCCGCCACAGTCGTCTCGGCCTGCTCGATGGCACCGACCGTGCGATGGACCTGTACCGCGTCATCGCCGGCATCTGTGGCGAGGCCCTCGACAAGCTGCGCGCCGCAGCGCCCGTGAATCAGGAGTGGATGGAGGCGGGCCAGGCCCTGCTCAGGATTGCGCGCATCTGTACCACGGAATACGACACGTACTGCCAGGAAGAAGCCGAGAAGCGCGAGAAGTCCCGGCGCTGGAGTGAGGTGCACGATGAGTTCGAGGCAGCGCAGCGCGAAGGGCGGCCGATGCGCGCGGAGTGGTCCTGGGAGCGGCAGGCGCGCTGGGAGGGACCAATCACATGAGCCTCATGCTCGAGATCATCTTACCGCTCTTCTTTCTCTGCATCCTGCTGGCCCTGCTGATCGGTGGGGGGTGCGCCCTCTGGTGCTCCCTGCCGGACACCAGGCGTGAGACGCTCCAGCAGGCCCTCCTGCGGGTCCGAGGGAAACAGGCGAGTGGTGACAGCCGCCCACCGATCTATGCCGTGTACGTCGATGGGCATCTGCTCTATGCCAGCGGCCAGGAGGACGTGCAGATGTTTCTCTGGACGGCCATGGGCGTCGCCAGTCGCCAGGTCCTGCGCAGCATGGCTGACGCGCAGCCCGCCACGCTGGTCTTTACCTGTGGCACTGAGAGTGTCGTGATTGAGGTCCACCTGGCCTGAAAGGAGATCCGATGCTGCTCGTCCTTGCTCCCATTCTCCTGTTTCTGGTGGTCTTTGTCCTGGGCATGCTAGCCTATGCCCTGGGCCTGACGCCGCACACGTCGGCATGGCTGTCTCCTCGGGCCAGCGCCGGCCTGTTCGGCGGCGTGATGCTCTGGTTCGCCACCACCTTTGTGCGCATGATGCTCCGCGACACGGAACGCTGGACGGCCGAGCGTGAGGCGCGCGACGCCTTGCTGCGTGAGCAGAATATTGAGTTGTGGAGAGCTCGGCAACTCCACGAGGCGGCCGTGCAGGAGAAAACGGCCGCGATCCTCACAGCTCTGCGACAGCGGCCCCTGCACGTCCGACTGCGGACCCTGCTGCGCTAACCACCCCCGGGGCGGCTCACCCCCGCCCCGCGTCCGGGCCGCCCATCGTCTCCCGCATCGCCCGTCCCATCGCTTCGACCGTCCGCGTGATGATCTCTTGCTGCGCCTCCCGACTCCAGAGCTCGTGGACCTTCCCGGGCAGCCGCATCATAAACATGTCCGCATACCACTCCTGGCGCGCCCCCGCCGGCGCCGCCCCCGTCCCCACAATGGCATCGAGGGAAATGCCCAGAAACGACGCCAGCTGACACGCCACATCGAAATTCGCCACGACGTTGCCCATCTCAATCTGCGAGATCGTGCCGTGCGTCGCAAACCCGAGATGCTCCGCCAGCGCCTGCTGCGTGTGAAAGCCCATCTGCACCCGCTTGAGGCGCACCTGCGCCCCAAAAATCTTGCTCCATGACTCCACCGGTGTCCCCTCTTTGCGCCCACGCCCCGCCACCGTGCCCGCTCCTCTCCTCGCGACAACATGATATGCACCGTATCACACAGGAGAGTCTACCGTACAGATAAATCATTCCACAAGGAGTCTTTACCACAAATCTCTCGATACGTTATGTATCCTTATGGTGCCTAGAAAGCGGGGCAGTGCCCTGTTTTCTGGGCATTTTTTGGGCGCGGTGGGATTGTGTAGGGGCGATAAAGGTGTACAATACGCGATACCCTACATATCATCCCCGTGAGCGGAGAGGAGGAGGTATGCACCTGTGCTTACGTGAGATCCGGCAGCGCCTAGGCTGGTCGCAAGCGGAGGTCGCCGTGCGGGTCGGCTGTACGCGGGCGGCGATTTCGCATTGGGAATGCGGACGCCAGCACCCGCCGCTCCCGATGATCCCGCGCCTGGCCCAGGCCCTCGGCGTCCCCGAAGCGCTCCTCCTCGATCTGCGCCCGCCCCAGACCACGCCACCCCACACCGGATCCAAAGCCTCCTGACTCGCCCTGGCCGTCCGGTGGACGGCCCAGGCCCGTGCCGGCGGGCTCTGCGTGCTGGCCTGAAAACGGGCAGATTGCATATATTGTCGCGTAACTCATTGGAAGAATAGGGTTTCCTGTCATTCCATATTTTCTGGTTGCGCCTGGGTTGCAGAAAGGAACGTGGACCATGCGCGTATGCAGTATTTGTGGGGACCCACTCCCTCACCAGTATCACTGTCACACCACACATCCCGATCTCTGTCATGACTGCTGGGACACGTCCATGGCCGGGGCGACGCGGGAGCGCCGGGAACACCTGGCCCCCGAGACGCCCCTGGTGCTGTCGGCGCGGGACGTGCAGGCATTGGTCAGGTACCGGATCCACAAGCAGGCCGTGCTCGGCACGGGGGCGTGTACGCCGGTCGTGCGGGAGGAGGAGCCATGCTGACCCCCCTGCCCCGCGTCTGGGGGATGCGGCATCTGCGCTACCTCTGGCACGCCTACTGGCTGTCGCGCTGGGTTGGCGCCTGGCGGCCGTATGGGTCCAGCCACGCCAGCCCTGCTGACCTGGCCTATCTCGATGACGTGTGGGAGGGGAAAGCCTGATGCGCGGCTGCCGCTGTACCGGCCTGGTGCTCTGCGAGCAATGCCATGCGCTCGCCCAGCGGGCCGGGGTGCTCACACCACCAGAGGCCCCTGCCGTGACGGAGAAACAGTTGATGGGCGCGGTCATCCGGCTGGCGAAGGCACGCGGGTGGCACGTCTTTCACCCCCACGACAGCCGCAAATCCCCCGGGCCAGGCTATCCCGATCTCACGCTGGCCCGCCTGCCCCGGAACGGATGCCCAGGCCAGGTCATCTGGGCGGAACTGAAGGTGGACGCCCCGCTCACGATTGAGCAGGAGGTGTGGCTGGCGACGCTGAGTCATGTGACGCAGACGCGGGCCTACTTGTGGAAGCCTGAAGACATCGAGCGGATACGGGAGGTGCTGCAATGATGACCGTGCAGGCGATTTTAGCCGTGCTCGCGCTCCTGCTGGCGGCTGGTAGTGTGGCGTATCCCGAGCGCACGCCGCTCTGGGCGAGTGTGATCTTACTCTGTGTGCTGGCCCTGATGCAGGCGTTGCCGCTGGGGCGCTAGCCGGTCGTCGTGCGGCGGGCATGCGCGCTGCGCAGGAGGGTCCGTGCGGGCGACACCAGGCCGTAGGCTAGACGGTGCTCAGGACCGTGCGCCGTGCTTTGCCGGCGTCACGGGCACGCTGGGCTTTCTCGATGGCGGCCACACGTTCCTCGACAGCCGAGAGAATTTCGGCATTGAGGCTCATGTGATAGGTGGACCCATGCGCACGAAGAATATCCAGCATGCCTTCAGGAAAGCGCACCGTGAGATGTTCATATTTCTTGTCCGTTCGTGGGCGGCCCATGCATGGCTCTCCTTCATGCGTACACTTTTATTGCAACCAAAAAAGTTGTATAATGATTCTGTTGTATCCACAAAAATTATGAACAGTTGTATTTTACCATGAAGGAATGATTCATGCCAAGCCTCGCCCAAATTGCCCAGCAATGTGAGGGTGCGCATACCGATAAAGGGGGCTGGCGGGCCAAGTGTCCGGTGCATCAGGGCGAGTCGGATACGTCGTTACACCTGTGGGAAGAGGACGGCCAGATTTGTTTTCATTGTTTTGCCGGGTGTGATCGCAAAGTCCTCTTTGATGCCCTCCACCTCGACCGGACACCGCGAGAGGCCCAGTACCAAGCTCTCTACACCTACCATGACGCCAGTGGCCATCTGTTGTTTCAGGCCGTGCGTGCGGCTGGCGCCCAGAAGAGGTTTTTTCAACGCCGGCCCGATCCCGTCCATCCTGGAAAGTGGATTCACGATCTGAAGGGTATTACGCCTGTCCTCTATCGCTTGCCGGAAGTCCTCAAGGCGATTAGTGCCAGTATGCCCGTGTATCTTGTGGAAGGGGAAAAGGATGTCGAGACGCTGCGGCGGCATGGCTTCGTCGCGACCTCCAATCCCATGGGCGCCGGCAAGTGGGACGATAGTTACTCGGTAGCCCTCAAGAATGCGCTCGTCATTCTGCTGCCGGATAACGATGCCGCCGGCCGCCACCATGCGGACCTGGTTGCCACGCGCCTGGCAGGGTACGTGCAGCGCTTACACCGTGTCGAGCTGCCTGGATTGCCCGAGCGCGGCGATGTCACCGACTGGTTTGCTGCAGGGCACACGAAGGAGGAACTGATTGCCTTCACGGCCCATGCCAAGCCAGTGCTCACCGCCCCGCACATGGTGGTCGTGGCCTTTGCGGATATTCCGATCGAGCACATCGACTGGCTCTGGCATCCGTATATTCCCACCGGGAAGCTCACCATTCTTGAGGGCGATCCAGGCTTAGGGAAGACCTACCTCCTGCTCGCTATTGCCACAGCCCTCTCGCTCGGCACCGGCTTACCAGCCTCCAATGGGCAGATCATGGGCGGGCTGCGTGATCCGGCTACCACCCTCTATATCACGGCGGAGGACGGCTATGGGGATACCTTAGTGCCCCGGGCCGCCAAGATGGGCGCGGATCTGCAGCATATCAAGGCGGTGCTGGGCTGGACCGCCGATGAGCAGGAGATGCATCCGTTCTCCATGGCGAATCTCACCTTACTGGAAGAGGCCGTCCGGGATTTTAAGGCACGCCTGGTGATCCTGGACCCGCTCTCCGCCTTCCTCGGCGCCGAGGTGGACATGCACCGCGCCAATGAAGTGCGGCCCCTCATGCGGCAGCTCGGGCTCGTGGCCGAACGCCAGCACTGCGCCATGGTGGTCATCCGCCACTGGAATAAGAGCGGGGGCGGCAAGGCCATGTACCGCGGCCAGGGCAGTATCGACTTCACGGCCACGGCCCGCTCGGTCCTGGCGCTGGGCGAATCGCCTGATGATCCCACCATCAGGGTCATCGCCCAGAGCAAGAACTCCCTCGCGCCGTTTGGCAAATCCCAAACGTTTCAGTTGCTCGATGATGTCTTTCGGTGGTGCGGCGTCTGCGAACTCGACGCGGATAGCCTGGCGGCCATCCAGCCGAACAAGCGCCAGCATCAGCGTCAGAATGCGATGCAATGGCTCAAGGACTATTTGCGGGATGGGCCGCACCCGGCAACGGTGGTCACCGCGGCCGCCGAGGCGCTGGGCATTCCCGAGCGGACGCTCAATCGCGCCAAAGCGGCACTCGGCGTTCTCAGCAGTAAAGATCGAGAGAAAAATCTCTGGTATTGGCGGTTGCCACAATTTGAACCATGGGACCGCTATCCAGGGATGGAAGAGGAGGACGATGAGTAGTTGGCAATGGTGGCAAGGTTGGCAGACTTGGCAATGTTGGCAATGTTGGCAATCT